ACACGTTTGNATCNTAACNCCACANATAANCGGCGGGGAAAAGGTGAAGACTAAAATCAAAGTGCAGATTTCCCGTCCGGTTCATGTGATTGTTAGAGAAACAGGCCATGACTGAAGTATCTATGAAAGAGAAAAAACGTCTTCTTTTTGAGACGCTTACCAAGTTGGGCTTTATTTCTCAGTCAATGATTGGTATAGTTACAATTGAGATAAATCTAAATCAAGGAATAACAGCGGTAAACGCAAGTCAAAAAATCAAGATTGTCGGATAATCTGTAAACCTGTCATAAGACAGGAGCTTTAGACCCGAATCAGTTCATCCTGGAAACAGGCTGTAATTGGTTCGGGTTTTTTATTATCTACAGGAGGAAGAGATGCCAGAAGAAAAAACGACAGAATCAGCCAGCAGCGAGGAATCCGTCGTAACGGACGCAAGCCTTGACAGTGCCGCTGAAGAGTCAACGAATACAGAAACACCGAAGGAAACAGACTTGGGTGCTGAGGCACCTGCCGAGACTTCCGTTGTAGAAACACCGAAAGCCCCGACAGAGAAAGTTGTCGATACCGAGAACGCTGAAAGATCGAAATTGGGTCGTAAATTTGCGACTCTTGAAGGAGAGAACAAGGCTCTTAAAGAACGTCTGGATGCCATTGAACAACGGTCCCAAGAGCCTCCGTCTTCGGACTCTGAGGAGGATTTCATTTATCCGACGACTAAAACCGAATTGCATGAGCAGTTTCGGGATTTTCAGAAACAGGAATCCCAGGCACAGGCAAAAGCTCGTAAGGGATACGAGGAGAGTTATCTTGGCACGCTTTCCAAGCTATCGGAAAATTCCGATGAGAAAGAGCATGAGGCGATCCTGGGAGAGATGTCGAAACCCGGGTCAAAATTCAATTTGAAACACTCGAATAATGGCTCTTACGATGCGGAAAAGAATTATCTCCGGGCGCAAAACCATATTTTATCAGAGAAGTTGAAAACCGCGGCCTCCCCGACACCCCCGGAGAACCCCCTTAAGGGGGAGGAGCCTTCCGGACCTCTCGGAGTTGGCGGGGAGTCAAAGGTTGTTTCAAAACAGGTAAAGCCGGTCAAGTTGGATGCTTACGCCCAGGAGTTTAAGGAAAAAATGGGCATGTCTGATGAAGATGTAGCTGATGCCCTGAGCGGCGATGAGATGCCCTCTATGCAACGAGGTATGTAAAAGATGCTCGGAACCAGACGACGCCATAGATCCAGAAAGGTCAAGGGGGATAGCAGGACGATTCCCCTTCCCGGAACTGGAGATGATGCAGGAGTTTGGTTCACTTGCTGGTACTGCGGGTTTACGGACTCCAAAGACCGGAATTCTTTGGGGGGACCGGATTCCAGAGACGGGATTGTGAGCGTTAATGACAACCTCAGCGGGACTGTCATTTTAACAGCACCCGGAGCTGAACCTGGAATTCCGGAGTCGGCAATGGCGGTATTGGACGGGGACACAGAGCATTTTACGGTTGCTTTGAAATCCGACCCTACCGGCGCTCAGGTACTTCCGGATGTGCAAGAGCCAACTGTGTATGATTCCCGGGGTTTTGGGTGTTCGTTATGCCACTCCCTGAACTGGCGTGGAGATTTTTAATACCCCTGTCCCCGAAAGGGCAACAGGGTTTTTGTAAGAAGTACGGTTCCTGAAGGTTTATTGTGGGCTAGGGCGACCTCCCCTCAAGGCGAAGTAGGGTGTCCGTAGAAGATAGGGTGATTATTAACCATCAAACGAGGAGACCACAATGCAGGTAGTTGGAAATATGGCAGGAGATTCTATCTACACGATGTGGGCACCTATCAATTCTACGAGTGAGGTTTTTGTTGGCTCGCTGGTTCATTCTGTTGCAGATGGCGTGGATGTCATCGGAACGGCGGCTGGTGCGGCTGACACAACCAATAAAAAGGTGCCCTGGGGCATTGTCATCGGTACAAGCGATGATGTCCCTGTTTTTTCTTCAACGAGTCAATCTGATTCGATTTCGGGTGTTATCACCCAGGCGGCTCAGGTTGCGCGGACCAATGTAGGCGTTGAAGGACAAAATCCGAAGGGAGACGAGCAAGCGTTTGTGAAGGTTGCGGTTATTACCCCACAAACGATGATTAAGGCTCCTCTCTACAACGCCACGCTCAACACAGCCCCGACGCTCCAGACGGTAACGACCGGATCGACAACCGGGTTGGGTTATACGGCGAATGCCACGGACGTTGCCGGTGTCGCAGATCTCTGCACGGCGTATTGCAGGACTGGCGCAAATGCAGGTTTGTACCGGATCACCGATGATGCGTCCACGACGGTCATTACAAACGATCGGGCATTCCCGCAGGACATCGCAGTGGGGGACACATTTCTTCGTGTTCCTCTTCGGCCAATCGGTTTAAGCAGGGTTCAAACGGATGCGAACGGGCTATTCCTGAACGTAGCCGCCACTCCTGCGACAAACTATTGGATTATCAACACTCTTGAGTTGGATCTGACCACCGCAGGTAACGAGCATGTTATCTTTACCATCCACGGCGATCACTTCAGCTCCGCAAGAGCTTAACCGGAGAGGAGGATTGACAAATGGCAAACCCATTGGATAGTGCTAATTTCCGGAGATTGCTCGATAAACGTCTCCGGTCAGTAAGCGATGACATTGCGGAAAAGCGGGAATTGGCTTCAATGATTCCGGTTCTTTGTAACGTCATCAGTTCAGACAAGGCCTGGGAAGAATTCTTCAGTGTGAGCGGTGTTCCGGATATTCCCGCTTTTACCGGAAAACTTACCACACTTTCGATGTTTCCTGGCTAACCACAAAAAGATCGAACCGGGCGAGTTTGCCGGTCAGGTTGTGTCTCAAGCGAAAATTGATGGACGATAAGCAGTACTCCGTCCTTGATAACATCGCTGCGGGACTCATGAACTCAGCACATCGGGTTCAAGAAAAGCGACTTGTCCGGATCTTCGCAAATGCCACGTCGGTTGCTTTCGACTTTTTGACCTCGGAGGAGGGGGTTTCCCTTGCTTCTGACAGTCATACGACGAGGGCGGAGGGCGTCTCTACAACCAACGGTTTTGATAATGACGGAACCTCGGCGTTGAACGCGACTTCGGTTGCGGCGACCCGGTTGTTGATGAGGCGGTTTCGATCCGACATCGGTGAACGGTTCGAGTTGAGCGATAATCTCGGTTTGATCGTTCCGGATAACCTCGCTGATACGGCTGAGGAGATCAATCGGACCCCCAAAAGCCTGAATACGGCTGAGGGTAACGTCAACATGCAGCAGGGGCGGTACAAGGTCATACCTTACCAACTCCTCGATGAAAGTACCACGACATCCTGGGGTATGGTTGACCTTGACGCCATGAAGCGTGATTTGATGTGGATTAACCGGACAACCCCGGAGTCGAAGAACACTATCGACTGGTCCACATATGCGCTGCAACAGGCGATCTATACTCGATTCGGTGTCGGATTTACCGATTGGAGATGGATCTTCTGGCATACCGTTTAGGTATGTTTGCTAAGTAACCCGACTGGCGGGAGGGGATGGGCCTCTCCCGCTGGTAGGATTTTTTTTTCTACTGGGAGGGTGATATGGGACGTACACGATTTTCCGGGCCGATTCGGTCGGAATCAGGTTTTGAGATTGGGACAGGCACCACGAACACTTCTGTTATTTCTACGACAGGGGAAGTAGTAAATCAGGTTGCCAAAACGGATGCCAAAGTTTTTCTTGGTATCGAAGATTGTTCATTTATTTCTGGAACCTGGACGAAGACCCGCAATGCCGCGGGGAATTACAGTAATAACAAGACAGCGGCGGCAGACACTTCGCATATCGGCGCGGATATTACGAGCATTCTCCGCACAACCGCAAGCAAGGGCCTAAAACTAAACAGTTTCGATGTGATGTATTCTATAGGGACTGCGGCCTTGACCTCCCAGACCCCGGTTGTGAACAGCGTCACATACGCAAATAACGTGGCTGTGGCTGTGGCGGCTCATGGTGGAACGCTTAC